CGCACGACGCCGTTGAACATCAGGAAGCGGTCGGTGCCGATCCAGTAGAAGATGCCGTCATACTCGATGACGCTGTTGGACGCCAAGATCGAAGATTGTGTGCTGATTGTGTCGAATTGGAATATAGATGTGCCGCCGACGTACGTGCCGCGAATGAGGCTGTCGGCCGACCAGAACAGGCCAGAGGGGCTGTTGCCCGGTCCGCCGCGCAGTGGCATGCCCCTGACGATCTTCTGGCCTGTGATGTACGCATTGCCTGAGCCAGAACCCGTAAAATCATTCGGCGTGTTGGGCACGGACCACGCCGCGTAGCCGTCGTTACCAAATACGAACGTGTAGGGTGGCAGTGTAGCGACACCGCCTGTGGCGCTGAAGTTGGCGGGCACCAAGGCGACTGCCGTCAGGACCGACGTGCCGAGGAGGTTGCCGATGAAGAGCTGGCCGTTGCTGCTGTTGCAGATGCAGTTGAGGTTCGGCGCGACTTGCGCGACAAGTTGGTTGCCGTTAACCGTGGAATAGGACGTGGCGAACTGCCACATGTTTGCGTCGTCTGCCGTGAAGCCCGACGTGGGCGTGCGGTCGGTGATGACGCTCGTGTTGAACGTAGCGTCGATGAAGAAGCGCTCAAGGCGGTCGGACGAGCCTGCGTGGACGTATGTCAGCAAGTCCTGCGTATACTCGGCGAGCGCACGCGGCAGTCCGCGCAGGAACTTGTTGATCGAGCGGTAGCCGCCGATCTTACGTGGCAGGCCACGCTGGAAGCGGACCCACTGCCCGTCGACATACTGGTCGCCCTCAAACCTCGTCCCGTCCCGCTTAATGCCGGGCGCGGAGCGTATCTGGACAATCTGTTCAGCCATTAAAATGCGCCGCCGTCAACATTCCCAGATTGTGCTGGGCCCAAGGCAGTCCATACGTTTGTCGTTGCAGCCGCAGTAAAAATGGAAATTCCAAGAGATGAGCCGCCGAGGTTAATACGCGCGGCACTAGCCGTCGTTGCACCCGTGCCGCCGTCGGCGATGGCGATTGGCGTCGCGATGCCGCCTGTCTCTGCGTCAACGACTTCAGTGCCGTTGGAGTACAGGATGGCGCGGCTGCCGCGAGCGACCAACACACCCGGTGTCTGGGGACTGGTTCGAACGCGTAGAGTAAAAGAGCCGCCTGTTGTGTTGTTGTATACCCAGTATTGCTGCACCGTACTCGGAACAATAACCTCGATGTTACCCACAATCGCGCCATTGAACTCATAGGCAATGCGGTTAAGCTGATTGCCAGCAAGCGTGTAGTTACCGCTCAGGGCGGCTAAACTGATTGCTGTGTAGTCAAAGGCGAAGACCGCGCTCTGACCGAGGCCGATGGTGAACCAGCTCAAGCCGTCTGTGATTAGCGTCGCACTGTCACCCGGTGCCATTACCAGCGAAGCGCCGCCGTTGATGGTCTCGGCACCCTGCGGCGTGACAGTTAAGTCACCGGTACCGCCGTTGCGTAGCGAGACAAACCAGTCGTCCCCGACCGTCACCGCCGAGGGCAGCGTGAACGTGCCGACGCCACCGTTCCACACATACGCCTCGGCGCGGTCTGCGTCACCTGAGGTATAGTTCGAGTTGAAGAGCGTAACCGGCGTTGACTGCGACAGTGTCGAGCCGGTCGCGGTGAGGCCGTAGCCAGCAAGGGCCGACGCCTGAGCCTGCGCCGTTGCGGCACCGTAGCGGAACACGCGCCACGTACCGGCAGCCGTGGTGTTGCTGGTGAGGTATATCTGCCACTGCTCGCCCTGCGCCATTGACAGGAGCGTAGTGCCCACGCTGTTCTTGACGGTGACAGTATTCGGCCCAAGGTTGTTGAACAGGACCGTCTGGCCGGTGCCGGTTTGATCGGCGGGCGGCATGGTGATTGAGAACGCGCCTGTTGGTGTCACGTCGATGATACGGGCGACGGGGTACTCGGCCGTGCTGCTCTCAAGCGGCCACTCAAGGGTGGTGTTGGCGGTGAGCGCGAGCGACAAATAGGAGACGTCCGACGGGTATATCGTCGTGCCACCAAAAACCTGTGTAAACGTGTTGGTCATTACGCCTCCTTGCGCACGGCGGATCGGTCTAGGATTTTGGCGAGGTCTTCGCCGTTCAACATTGCCGCCGCGCGGTCGTACATGCTCTGCCAAACTGGGATGCGTTCGTCGTTCTTCAGGAACGGTGTCGCCTCAACCAGCGCGCCGTAAAGCAGAAGCTGCGGGGCGTATTCCGTAATCCAGTTCGTCTGCACCGTGTCGTCGAGCAGTGGCGGCAGTTCGTAGTATAGAATTTCAAATGGGTATTCTGCGTTTGGTGTCGGCGCGAATAGCCAGTGACTATAGTCATAGTCGCTGTAGAAGAGGGGCGTGCCCGTTTGCGAGGCGTCTGGCCAGTAAGACCGAAGATACTCGTAGACGCGGGAGAATATGATTTTACGGCTGCTGAACGTAGTGCCTGTGCCGATGTTAACCGACACCGTGTCGCGCCAGCGGTCGGGCTTGGAGTAGACAGACTGCCCCACAGCGAGCGTGCCAGTCACGACGTTGATGAAGCCCTCGACTTTCAGCTCGCGGGCGATGCGGCGCTCGGCGAGGTTGATCAGGCGCGGGATTTGCTCAAAGACAATGGGGTCCGACGCGAGGGTGTCGCCACGCTCAAGGTAACGCTGCACGTCCTGTTTCAGCGTCGTGAATGTCATTGTTGTGGCCATAACGCGCCCCTATATCAGTTTTTTACGTTTTGCGCACCTGAAAACCCGCTTTCATCATACGGCATCTAACATTTCAGGGCAAGCGTAGACCCGCATACCCTGCCCGAACTTTCTGTGGTACGTTATTGAGCATATTTCCCTATCCGAGAACCACGCGCCGCGAGAGGCATACGCGTCTCTTGCGGCCAGTGTCGGGTGCTGGAACACCTTCAGCCCTGCGGCCTCGTCTTCCTTGGTGTGGTGGTAATTTCCTGTGTGGCAGTAGCGTTTCTTTGTGCGGCCCCACATCTCGGAAAACATTGCTGGAATGATCTCACGCATCGCGCCGAACTTCTTCAAGTGGCTGTGGTGGAAGGCCAGCATGACAACGCCGAACTCATAGGCGTAATAGGGCAGCGCGCTGTCGTCGACGGTGATGCGCGGCTCATTCTCGTACAGCGCCTTGAACATCGTGCGCAGCCAGACGGACGAGGCCATGTCGTGATTGCCCTCGGCGAGGATGACGTGAACTGTCTTGTGCTTGGCCAGCAACATGTTGATGATGCGGCGCAGGACACGCACGGCGACCTCGACCATTTTGGTGAAGCGACCGTCTGCGTCGAGGATGTGGCCGCTTGTGGGTGTGACTGCGGACAGGCCGTCATAGTGCAGCAAGTCGCCGAGCTGGTTCAGGACGGCAGTCTCGCTGTCTGGCGAGGATTTGATGATCTGCTCGAAGCAGCCGACGATGACCGCCTCGGCAATAGGCAAGTCCCAGTCGGCCCCACCCTCACGGTGCCATGCGAGCATGCCGATGTGCGCGTCGGTCAGTGTGTACATCGTCAGCAGGTCGGCGTTGAACTGCTCTGGCGCGACGATTGGTTCGAGGCGCGGTAGCGTGGTCGCCATTGCCTCGACGGCGGCCTTGAACAGCTCCTGCTGCCGAGCCGCGTCGATGGAGGCCTTGACCCACTGCCCTGTGGCGTCACCCTCCTTGTTGTAGTAAGTAGACACGCCCTTGGCGATAAAGCCGTCGGGCACCGGCCGCGTGAAGTCGAACTCAGGCGCGTAGCCCATCTTCGCGGCCTTGCGCTTGACGTTGAGGTACGTCTCAGACGCGATGCCAGCGGACATACCCAGAGCGGCATCGGCCAGTTTTGCGCTACCGTTGGCGACTATGGCATCAAGCACTTCCCGCTGACGTGGCGTGCAATAGGGATACAACCCCTCGTCCACCGTTACAGGTTTTCTCATGATTAGGAGCCTTTCTGGCTGTGTCGCTCACTTTACGTTTACGGCATCTTCCCACGCTTTAACTGTCAAGCGATGCTTGCTACTACAATCTGTATATTTCGCAATGATGTCAGCCTCCCAGAGCGCGCGCTCAGGGTC